ATTCATTTGAAAGGAGGTCACGTTATGCCTAAAAATAACGAAATTAAATTTGTAGATGCATTCAATCTACCAAATCCAGGTTTAAGGTCCTATTTTGACATAGTCGAAGAAGGACAACCTGAAGAGTACAGGACTACCTTCGCAAGAGGGAAGTCTATTTCACAAGTTCTTCAAGAGTGGAGTAATTATCTTGAACCACTTAGTCGCGAGTGGCCAACTCTTGTAGATTTTGAAAACGACTTAAAGGCTAAAGTCGGACCAATGTCTATCATGAAGCCGTTGAAACATCGAATGGAAGACATTGATCATTACTATGATGACATTCTCCTGTCATCAACGCCTGTATCTGACTCGGCTGTCAAAGCTGTAATTGCTGAGATGAAACAAATAGCCGGTATTCATCCAAGGTCACAACAGAAAACTGTTGACTTGATGAAGAAATCCACTAACAGTGGTTCTCCGTATTTTACCAAACGAAGAAATGTAGTCGATAAAACCATGTTTTGTAGTGTTGATAATTTGTTACAGATTCTGAATCTCCCACGTGAAGATAAGAATCTTGACATTTGGACATGGGCTGATGATCCAGATCAGTCAAGTGAATGGATAATGGCTGCAGTTCTTGGGTGGAGAGGCCAAGAAGGTGGACCAAAGAGAAATGACGTAAAGCAGAGGGTTGTATGGATGTTCCCCTTTGCAGTCAACATCCTCGAGTTACAAGTTTACCAACCATTGATTGAAAGTTGTCAGAGATTCAATCTAGTCCCTGCATGGGTTAGCATGGAGGCTGTCGACCAGCGTATCACTAAGATGTTTGATACAAAGGGCAAGAACGACGTGGTTATTTGTACAGATTTTAGTAAATTCGACCAGCATTTTAATTCAAGTATGCAGCAAGCTGCAAAATCTATTCTTTCTAAAGTACTTGATCATTCATACATATCCGAAAACTGGTTGAATGGTGTTTTCCCCATTAAATACGAAATACCTCTAGCGTATGACTATGGTAAAATCCGTGTTGGTAAGCACGGTATGGGAAGTGGTTCTGGCGGAACCAATGCTGATGAGACTCTTGCTCATCGCGCATTACAGTATGAGTGCGCAATTAAAGCTAAACAACGCCTTAATCCAAATTCACAGTGCTTAGGTGATGACGGTGTACTTACGTTCCCTGGCATTACTGTGGAAGATGTAATACGTTCATATACTGCTCATGGCCAAGAGATGAATGAATCAAAGCAGTATGTGAGTAAACAAGACTGCGTGTATCTAAGGCGGTGGCATCACACCAACTATCGTCAAAACGGAGTATGCGTAGGCGTCTATTCAACCTATCGTGCGCTTGGTAGGCTGATGGAGCAAGAAAGATATTACGATCCTGAAATATGG